TCTTTCATTTTATAAGATTTTTAACTTTTTTAACTGTTCTTTTTATTGAGTGGTAACTAATTCCTGTCATCTCGGCTAATTGTAACCTGCTAATCTTTTTTACATAAACTAATTCAAATATCTTTCTGTCATACCAATACATCTTACTTAGCTTGTCTTCTATGTCTGAGTACATTTCTTGTTGCTCTAAATCTTCTTCGTTTGATTGATTCGTAAATATATCTTCTGTCTCAGGGTTAAAGGTTTTAGACTCTTGTTTTGAATTGTCAAGATAAATACTTCTTAGTGCTTTAAACACAAAATAGTAATTTACCTCGTCTTTATTATACATTAAGTTTCTGTCATTCTTCTGAGACCAATAATGCAATTTTATATACATATCCTGTACTACATCCTCAGCCATCTCTTTAGACGCACCAAAACTTTTGCATACATTAATCCAATCGTTATGCTTTTCAGCTAACAAATTTAATACCTCTACTCTGTGTCCCATTTAAACGTAATCAATATAAATATAAAACTGAACTGCAAAGTATTGTCATACAGCTCCTCGTCCTCAACATAATATTTGTCATATAGAACTCCTACTAATATACTTTTGCTAATTGATACTGTAATATCTGCACCTGATACAAAAGGAGTGATAAACAAAAAAGCTACAAACGTAAATAAAACTAAATAAAACATACTAATAATTTTGACTAATATAATACTTTTTTTTTAAAAAGGCACTTCTTGTTGTTTTAACCTTTCTACTGTAAGCAAACTCCTGCCCATAATCTCAAACCCTACATTGTTAGCTATCGACCTCATTCTTATAGGATTGTTCATTGGCGTTGGTCTTCCTCCTGTGTCTGTCTCTTTTACTTTTCTTACGTGAATATGACTTTCCATCCAATCCGAAGCGTGTTGAGTGTACCTATGTATCACAATAAAATCATCTGCTCTATTCACAAACTTTCCTCCTCCCTCTACATCTGACGCCAATGGAGGTATTGGGTGTCCACAATACTCGTGTCCTAATGGGTGCTTAATTCTAAGTGCCTGAGTGTTGGCGTGTGTGTTTAGCCATATACTCACATTATTGTCTTTGCAGAACAATCTCATCTCAGTTGTTGCCTCATAATCGTAATCGTGTCCACTTATTCCTTCCATTTGTTTTCGGTCTTTTATAAGACTGTTGTAAGGGTCAATAAAAAAGCCTTGAAACTTCCAAGCATTGTGTATTGCTTTTCCTACATCTAATAAATTTCTGTATGTGTACAACTTATCGCAGTCAATAAACTTAAATCTGTCATTAACCCATTCTGTCCATTTATTAAACTCATCCTCAGTAATTTTGTTAATCGGCTTGGCTACTAAAAATTCTATAAGTTTTCTAATTACGCTGTGGCTCTCGTTTTCTGAACTAAACACTAACCACTTAATGTTGTTTTTTTGTGCCTGAACTAACATCATATACAAAGCTACTGTTGTCTTCCCTACGTTTGCGTGTCCAAGTATTACGTTAAAGTTAGAAGGCTTAAATCTTATGTATTCATCAATCTCAGGCAATCCATATCCTGCTCCTTCTTTAACACTTCCCTTTCTAATTAATCGTAAATGGTCTATCTGTTCCTTAAAATCTATTAACATCTGTTTTGTTTTTTGTCTAAGTTAATAAAAAAAAGGGAGACTGAATAAACAACCTCCCCAATTTAATTTAAAATGGCATATCATCTTGTCTGTCAGGACTGTGGTCTGCTGCCGTTACAGGCTCTTTCGGTTTCCAATCGTCATACTGACAATAGATTTTGTCTCCTGCTTTACTTCTCAAAACATTTACAATCAACCAACCATTGTTGTCTTTTGTCTGCTCATTCTTCGATTCTAAAAACTCTTTGAACTGTTCTACATTGAAACTAAGTTTCGCTACAATCCAATCTAACTGCGGTACGTCTTTCGCAACAATACCATTTACAAATTCCTTTGCCATAATCTACTCGTTTATAAAATTAATTAATAATTGTGCGTCTGAAATGACGTCTTCAATACCTGACCCTCCTCTTTGTGCGTGAAAGTCTACTGCTGCCTTTGTCATTGACTGTCTGATAATCAATTGGTCTTTTGACTTAGGTGCTACATAACTCGTGCCTTGCTGCTGTGGTGCTTGTTGCATTTCGTTTGGTTTCGGATATACAATTTTTGCTGAGTTGTATTGCTCATTCGTAATTTCGTACTCGCATAGTTCTCCTACGCCTTTCTTAAAATCCCCTTTAGCGAGGAAGTTTAAAATATCGCCATTCTCAAACGATACTTGGAACTTTTTAAATTGCTGATGTCCGTTTGAATACGTACCTCTTTCTTCGACTGTTTTTACTGTACTTGTTTTCATTTTTCAAGTGTAATTAAATTAAACATTTCATTGTGTGCAACTTCTGAGCGTGCACTTAACTCTTCAACTTTCGATTCTAAGGCTGTAATTCGTGCCTTGTAAAATTCTAATAAATCTTCCATTATGCTACGCTTTGTTCTAAGTTAAACAAATCCTTTCCCGTAACCCATTCAGTGTCTGTCCGTTCATAAAAACCAATAAAGATAGTCAAGTCTGTTATCTCGCCTAATGTTAATTCGCTGTACAAAGTCTTCTGTAAAGATTCAACAATGGATTTGGCTGTTGAAGGATAATTTTCTGCTTTTTTAAATAAAATAGATTTGTAGTTTGGTTTCAATCTGCTGTAAAGTGTAGTTCTCATATATCTGTTTTTAAAGTTTCAATAAAGATAGTAAAAAATGTGGATTGCACCAAATTATTGTTAGTAATTTTTATGTACACAGGCAACAGCGCTGTTTTCCCATTCAAAATATAAATCTGCTTTTTCTAATACTTTAGTCATTTTTTCAGAACCAAAATAATTATCATAATAATCTAAAAACCCTTTCTCATCTTCCTCTGTATCAATCCAAAATAACCCACGATAATCCATATACTCAGGGTCGAGTTGAAACCATATTTTTACAGGACAGCCAAGTTTGTGTAATTTTAAAAATGCTGTCTTTTCTTTTGAAGATAAATGATTCAATTCTTCGTCTGTTCTTTGATAAGTCATAATGCTTTGTTTTAGTTATACAATAAAGATAATAGAAATTACAAATGTGTGCAAATTTTAGGCAAAAAAAAAGGCTGAAAATTAATTCAACCCTTCTTTAACTAAAAACAAATATTAAGGAAACTACTCCTTAGTAAACAGATATTCAAATATAATACAAACTACATTAATTGTCAAGGTCTTTTACCTTTTGTTTATAAGTTTCGTACATCATAACCAAGTCAGCGTTTGAAAATTTCTCAATTTGCCTTGACTTAACCATAAGTTCGTCTGCTAAGCCTGCTCCTAAATGCAAGCTAAACTTGTATTGCTCTCCATACCTCCATACATTACAGCCTTGGCATTGGACTTCTACGTTTCTTTCGTCCCATCTTGTTGAGTAATGCTTACGACTCATAAAATGACCTGCCTGTTGCTTCTTCCAATGGTCTTTCTTACCACAGGTAACACATTCTGCAATATCATTTATAGCATAACGTCTTCTAATATATTCTGAAAATATAGTGTCAAGCTTTTTTACAAGTAGCTTTCTGTTTGGCTTCTTAGTCAATGGCATTGTCAAGTATCTGTATTAAGTGTCTTATTTCACTCCTCTCAAACTTTCCTTCTATCGTGCTGTTATACGTTTTAAAGGTTAGGTTGTAAAAATCTCTGTCCTCTTTGGAATCTTCTTTTCTCAGGTGCTGTACTTTGCAATCAAATTTCATAAAATTAGGTTTTTACTATTATATAATATAATTATATCATATAATTCTATAATATAAAATGATACGTAAGTATCATATAATTTATATCATATAATTTATATAATATAATATTCTTGTATATAAAAAACAAAAATTGTCTGATACACACAAGCTAATATAATATTTTTTTCCCACTATTTGCCTTGAACACCTATTTTTTTGACTTTTTCTATACCTCTTGAACCAAAATACGCTACATAGACTGTTACAAGAAGTGTTTTAAGTAGGTCAATCCAAGAAATGTTAATAACCCAATTTGTCGCTGAGTCTATTACTATGAAAACTGTTGTGGCAAAGGTTAGGTATAAGAGTATTAAGGGTCTTGTATTCTGAGGCAACCAACTGTCTGAACCCATATCTGCCTTCCATCGTTCTGAAACCTCTTGCATCTCTATTAAGTCCATTTCAAGCAATTTTAAGGCTGTTTCTTTATCCTTAGGGGTCAATGAGTCTTCTTTAGATATAAGGTTCTTTAAAACTCCTAAAAGTCCTTTATCAGGCATTGTGTTAGCAAGCGTCTTAAACATTCCCTTTTCTCCAATCAGGAACTTACCTAACTTAGTATCTTTAAATTTCTTTTTCATATTAAATCACTTATCCATTGATATTCCTCTCTTGCATCAAAGCTTGGGCAAGCCTTAGTGCTAAAATCTCTGTGTCCGTATATTCTTGTTCTTGGGTAAAGGTCTTTTAAGTCTGCTAATAACAATTCAAATGCCTCTTTCTGTTCGTAGTTTCTTGTGTCTTTAGGTATCATATCCTTAGACATTCCACCTGCGTATGCAATACCAATTGATGCGTAGTTTTCTCCTTTAGTATGTGCGCCTGTTTTTTCGATAGGTCTGCACTCGTGTATCTCTCCATCAAGGTCTATAAAAAAATGATAACCAATATCTGACCAACCTCGCTCTGTAACGTGCCATTGATATAAGTCTTTTACTTTTACAACTCTGTCCTCAGGCGTAGCTGTGCAATGAATTATAATCTTATTTATTTTCCTCATTCTTATTCATTAAGTACCATTTCTGAATCGTGTAGCCAATAGTAACAACCATTAGCATAATCTTTAGAACTATATCTAAATTGCTCATTGATATTCCAAACGTACCTATGCTAAGTGCGTAAACTTTTAAATCTTGTGTCATCTGTTTATTTTTTAAGATTCTCTATACCAAAAAGTTGCATCTACTTCTAAATTAGCTGCTGAACCTGCGTCTCCTTTAAAGTATAGATAGTTTTGATTGTACATATGTGGCTGACCTGTGAGCATTCCTCTTGATTGCAATAAACTAAATGGTATCTCTATTGAGTGCCATTCACTTGTTCCCCATTCAAAAGTATAGTCTGCTGACAATCCACTTTGGGTACTTGCAATAGT